AAAGGTACACAAGGCACCCCATTTTAACATTTCCCAACAGGTTTTTAACACTTGCTAACACACTTTGGCACGCTTTTTGCTGTGTGCCACAATTACGATTATTTAACACAGTTAAATTTTACTAATTTTGTTAACTTTTTGCTGTCCTGTTATTGTTTCACGTGGAACAACCTGTTATTAATGTTTCACGTGGAACGTTTTGTTAAAAAGATTAAAATTTTCAATTTAAGAAATATTAACAAAAATAATTTGGTGGTTTCGTGAAAAAGATGTATCTTTGCAGCAGAAATTTAAAAATAAGTCAAACAGTTAAATATTAAGAATATGGCAAAGTATAAAATTACATTGGAATTTGAAACTGTAGTTTCTGTAAACGGTGTTCGTGTAAATAGTGAAACAACACGTACCACACAAATAGTTGAGGGTGTTTTTGCTGATGTGGCAAAAGTTATGTTTGAACACGAAACCAACTGTATCAAACATAACAGATTGCTAAAATTGACGAAAGACGTTTACACTTGTTATGAGTCAAAAGATAGTTTGCAATATATAAACGAATTCGGCTGCTGTGTTACACAGATTTGCAACAGATTGGGTAAAGACGCTAGTTCATTCTTACAGCTTATTCAAACTAGCGAAAGAATCGGTTAATATTAACAGCCTGTGGGGTAACACTCACAGGCATAAATACATATAATATGGAACATAGTTATTTTAAAATCACTCTTAAACAGGTTAATACAGAAACGGTTTATATGGTACGTTCTGACAAAGTAAGCGAGTTCTTTAACAACAAAATAGACTATCTTTCGGGCGATTGTTCTATTACTGTTAAGGGTCGTTTTCCGACACACAAAGACAGTCGTAAATGGTTTGTAATTTCAACAAAATAAAAGAATATGAAAAAGATTAAGTATTTTAGCCTGTCTGAGTTCTTAAACTCAGCAACAGCAAAACGTTTGGGGATTGACAACACCCCATCTTTTGAGGTAGTGGATAACTTGAATAAGTTAGCCGATTATTTGGACGTTATTCGTGAAAAGGTAGGTAAACCTATTCTTATTTCAAGTGGTTTTAGATGTCCTGTGTTAAATAAGGCTGTAGGTGGTGTTGCTAACAGTCAACACCTAAAAGGTTTGGCGGCTGATTTGATTTGTGCCGATATGGAATCTTTAGGAAAGGTTCTAAGAGAAACAGGCGGTTTTGACCAACTTATTAAAGAACACAGAAAAGGTTCTAAAAGTTTTTGGTATCACGTTTCGGTAGCACCGAGAAACGGCAAACCACGTCAACAGGTTATTATGAATTTAGAAAAGAAATAAGTTATGGAAAAAGGTTTTAAGGTTTTACAGGATTCCATTTCGGTTTCCATTGATAATTTAAAGTTTGTAGCAGAAAACACTACAGGCAATAACGGTTTATTGATTAACTCTGTAATTGATACACTACAGGCACAAAAGAAAGTTATCGAATATCTTTCTAACTGTCTTGAAACAGAAAAAGGTATCAAAAACCGCTGTTTCGATTTCCTTTGCAAGAAAGGTCTGATGAATGAATTTTATAGCAAATAAGAAAAAGGGGCGGTCTTTGTTACCGTCCCTTTTCTTTTATAGATAAACACCGTTTTCAAGTTCTGAAATAATGGTGTTATACTCATCTACTAGCAAATTAACCGTGTCCAAATCTACGTTTTCAAACTGTGCATAGCCTGTTACGTCCCCGATTGTTACGGATTCCTGTGTATTGTTCACAGGCTTATTTACTGTAGTGTTCTGCGTGATAATAACATAAGGTTCTAAACCATATAAAATTTGTTCGTCCCACTGTGTACCACCTACAATATTAAGTTCTGTTGTTCCTGTCTTGTAAATAACATCACGTGACAGGGAAAAACTTTCTAACTGAAAGACAACACCATCACAGGACAAAAACGCTACGGCATCACCTGTAATCACGTTCACTTTGAAAGATAGGTTTATCGTTTTACCGATATACTTACTATCTACAGCAACAAACCCCCTACACGGAATAAATACCGAAATCTGTGCGTTATAGTCTTCCGAATCACCGTTTAAACCTGTTAACGTCACATCGCCAAAGTCTAGCGAAATAACGTCCTTTTCGGGTGTTTGTACCGTTATTCCTGTGTTGTAGTTACCACAGCGCAAAGAATCTGTACCCGATACAGGAACGTTTGTAAAAATGCGTTTGATACGGTTTACAAATATACCCAAATTAACTTCCTCATAGATTCCCTGTGTATCATCTTTTATCTCAAAGAAACGCTGTTTCGAAAATGCGTCCAAATTGTCAAGCGTCACACAATAAACGTTTATAACACCGTAATTTTTACCGATTGTGGTTATTAAACTAGCTACCGCTTTAACGCTGATAGACACACAGGAATCGGGCACAGGGAACGAAATTACACCACCTGTAACACTTATGGTAACATCTTTCGTTCCATCATTCCAAATAAGATTACAAGAATCTAGTTTGTAATTTGTGTTCGGTGTAACAGTCAAATTTAACGTGCTACCTGTTTTAACTGTCTGTGGCTGTGGTGAAACGGTGCAATTTGTCAACTCATAAGTAACAGGAACGTCTTTCTGAGGTGTTTCGGGTGTGAACGTACCTGTAATAGTTACAGTTTCGTTTGTGGCAACAGGAACACTAAATGTAGCTATTTTACCGTTAACGTGCATTTCCCCTGTTGTAGCTGTTCCACTTTCGTTTTTATAGCTAACTACAGGAACAACCGAATAACTACCATATGTGTTACCTGTCAACGTAATATCGAAACTTTCACCGTTTTGCACGTATGTCGCTGTAGTTCCCGAAACGTTATTTGTTATTGTCAACTCTTTTGGTTTCGGTGTGAACGTTCCATTTATTGTTACTTCTTCGTTTGTTTCTACAGGAACACTAAATGTAGCAACGTTACCGTTAACGTTCATAGTTCCGTGCACTTTTTCGTTATATTTGTTTTTATAAGTAACTACAGGTGTAACCGTAAAAGTTCCGTCTGTGTCACCTGTCAACGTAATATCGAAATTTGTATCATTCCGCACATAAACGGCATTCGTTCCCGAAACATTATTGTTTATCTTTAACGTTTTTACTGTAGGTGTTCCACCACTCGCTTTTAAGTAACACTGCATTTCGCCTGTGTTTGAACTTCCAAAGCTCAATCGCTTAGAAAAGTATTTGCCATCTGACGAAATACCATCAATATCACCGCTGATAACTTTTGCGTCATCACTAGCAGAAACACGTGACAGGTTAATGTGTGTAATTGATATAGAACCCGATTTCATTCGGGAAATATAGTTATTATTACCGTCCTGTGGCAAAAAATAACAACCGTCCACCGCTTTTCCGCAAAAGTGAATAATATTACCGTCTGTGTCGTAATTTACACTACTAACTGCTGTAGTAGTGCAATTTGTTAAGTGATAATTAATTTTATAACTTGCCATTATTTATTACCTTTTATAGTTACCATAACAATACTACCCGTTTCGTTCAATAGTTCCTTATTAGGGAAATCTAACTTTCTTACGTTTGGTCTTACGTCCACCACGTTATTACGGTTTGACAGGTATTTATTAACGTTTTCACCCTGTGTTAAGATTCCACTACTAGAAAGTATTTTATCTTTGTATGTGAAAAGAACGTCAACTTTCAAACGTACCGTACATAAATCACCGTCTTGCGTCAATTCCTTAACAAAGTAGTAACGGTTTAAACTTTCGATATAAACGTAATTAAACGTAACAGGTGTGCGTGTTCTGAATCTTACTACAGGTGTTAACACGTTAAAACTAGTATTCAACAAACCTGTGTACTCGCTGTTTTCCTGTAAAGTCTTGTTTACTTCGTTTGGTTTACCGTCAAAATTGAATGTTTTAATTTTAATCATACCTTAAAAGTTAAAAAGGGTGTTCCCTGTGCTATCAACTACAGGAAAACACCCCAAACAGTTAAACAACCAAATTAGGCAATAAAGAACACCACAAAGTTCTCATTGGTATCATTGAAATAACCGGCATCAAACTTGTAGTAGTTATTGAAAAACTCAGCCTTTGCGTTATAGTTGGTAGTTACTCGCCTATCTAAGTTAGTAACACCGAGCGCATCACGGTCAAACATCACACCGAGCACACCGCTCACAGTAACGTCTGCGCCGCTAGCAGATTTTACGTCAATCTTTGAAACGTGTTCAAAGGCATAGTCCTCACCTGTAGCTTGCCAACTTGCAACAGTCTCAGCCTTTGGCAACAGAACGTTATCTTCGTGGAACGTGTCGGCATACAGGTATGTCTTTGCAGCTGCTGCAAAATCTGACAAAAGAACTGTGTGCAAAACGTCTTTCGGTGTGAAACGTTCCTTACCGCCAACGTTAAACAGGGTTGAAATTGTCTGCAAACGGTCTGAGTACAAACCCATTATATACGCTGCAAAACGAATGAAATCGGGTGTGGTAATCGCTGCGGCTGCTGTAAGGTGTGTCCCTGTCTTATCGTTATATAGTTTCAACAGGTTTACGCATCTAACAGTACTAGCAGAACTGTAATCTACTGTTTCGGAAGTAGATGAAACGAAAGCTGTCTTGTCTGCGTTCAAAGTTTCTGCAATCATATTGTTAATTGTACGCATAACAAGCGCATCTGTCTTGATAGTCATAGATTTCTCAACTGCTGAGTAAATCATAGACAGAAAACCGTTCAACTGTGCTGCACTACTGAAAGATTCCTTAACCTGTCTTTCTGTGATAGAAACAGGAACTTCGAAAGTTACCTTTGAGTTAAAGAACTTAGCAGAAACGGTCGGTTTGTGGAAAACGTCCTGTCTGTATTCTTTACCGTCTGTAAGAACCCACGTGTCATTTTCCTCAGCCTTTGGAACGTCTGCGGAAATCTTTTCCAAAACAGAACCAAATTCCCACGCATCCATAAGAACGGATGGAACTTTACCCGAATAAGGGCGGTTTACGAAAACCACTTTGCCGATATGGTTTACAAGTGATTTAACATAGCTGTCAACGGCATTCTGATTAAAGATTTCGTTACCCAAATCGACAACACCTGTGAGGTCTTCCTTAACGATGTCGGTATTACCGAGAACCTCTTCACTTACTGAATTAATAAGCTTATAAATCTGTATTACATCCATTTTATATAAAATTTAAGAATTAATAAATATCTAAACTAATTTCTTTTGCAATCTCTGTTACCACCTGTGTTTTAAAGTTGGTCTTTCTGAGATTCATTTCTTTTTGAATAATTTCGCTAACAGGTAGGCTAGACGGAACACCGTTCTTAACAGTTGTCTTCGTACCTGTTTCTTGCCTGTTCCCTGTGGAATCTCGCTGCTGTTTCGTGTCATTTCCAAAGTCCCCATTATTAAACGTTACACTTGAATCGACTGTGCTGTTATTGCCTGTTTCGTCAACGGTGTTTGTTGTCGTTTCAGTTGTCTTTGACGTTACAGGATTCAGTACATCATATTCGTTATTAAACACTTGAATCTGTCTTTGCCATTCGTCAAACTTAACTGTTATGATACCTTTGATAATATCTGTTGCAGTTTCGTTTGTGATAGCGTCAACAAGTTCCCTGTTTCCATATTTAAAACGCAAATCAATATCAATTAATTTCGGGTCATCTTCCCCGAAAATTGATTTGTACAAAACAGGAAAATTAGGCTCAAAAATGGTTTCAAACAAACCGTTATCCACCGTAAAAAGTTCTTTAATTTTCATCTTTGTTTTCCTTTTCTTCTGTTTCTTGCATTTCTTCTGTTTCCGTTTCTGTTTCTTCTGTTTCTTGCGTTTCTTCTGTTTCTGTTTCCGTTTCTTCTGTTTCTTGCGTTTCTTCTGTTTCCTCATTTTCGTTTTCGGTTACAGGGTCAACGTCTTCCGTTTCGGTGTGTTCGTGCCCATCTTCTGTGGCTTTGAGTAACGACAAATAATTTTCGTGCTCAATTTTCCAACTTGAACCCAAAGTTACGGTTATTTCCGTACCGAACATTTCGTTAACTCGCTTTACACCCTCAACACGTTCTTTTAACATTGAATCGACAAACGGCATTAAAGCATCTATATTCATTGAAACTTCTTGCGTGTTCAACCGCTCACGTTTCATATTATAGTTTGCGTTCAACCCCAAATCGTTAAACAGGCTAGCTTTGTAGTACTGCAAAAGTTCTATTAGCTGCGTTATCTGTTGGTTACTCTGTGTCGGTGGGGTTTGCATATTAACACCTTTGAAAAAGGCATTTTCACCGATAACTGAGAAATCACCGTTCAAAATTTTCTGTAAGAACGTTTCTGCACTCTGTTTCGTCTTGTCATCACTAGCAGAAATTAACATAGTGATACGTGTCAAGACGCTAGTCATATTTAAAGTGATTACTGCGTCTGTGTAAAGTACACCATATTTGCCGATAACAGGTAGAATCGAATCTGCAAACGGTGTGTTATTGATAACGACAATATCGGAATCAATTTTGAACGTTTTATCCAAATTTAACCACGGATTTGCAACGATAAAATCTTTTCCCCTGTAATACGCATCACATTCTCCACCCCTGTTTCCCTGTAGTGCATACAGTTCACCGTTAACCTTTGCGATTCCTACGTTTCCACTTGTTTGCAGAATCTTTTCAAGTTCTACCTGTGGAATTGAATCGGGTAAACCTGTGTACTCAAACATCTTTGAGGTCATACAAAGAACTCGCTGAAAGAACGTGTCTAAGGCTGTATCTTTGTCTTTGACCTGTGCTTGATACAAGTTATAAAGATTCTCTTTTTTCATTATTTTACAAGTGTTTTAATTAACGTACAAAGTTCTGTCAACACTTTCGTGTTACTCTGTACTGTTTCATTTAACTTATCGGTTTCGTTCTGATGTCTTTCGTTCTGTTTTTCCATATAGAAAAATAAAGCAATACAGACAGCTACAGGAAAACCAACGTTACTTATTAACGATACAATTTCGTTTACTTCCATATAGCAAATTTTAACTTTGTTATTTAATGGTGCAAAGATAAACAAAATATCTTAAACCACCAAATAAAAACAGGGAAAATGTTTCACGTGAAACACTTTTTTCCCTGTCTTAACATATTTTAAGTAATAATGTTACTTCTACTACTTGCCATCAAGTAGTTACGCACAATTTCACCTATTTCGTTATTTTGATAAAATACCTTATCTGTTGCGAAATACTTCGTTATCTGAGATTCAACATAACTAGCTGTACTCAATAGTTTGCGCCTGTAGTTTGGTTTTCCGTTCATCTGTAACGAATATATCAAACTGTTTTCGGTATCTTTAATAGGTGTTGTCTTATTGTGGATATACATAAAGTTATTAACACCGTCTTTGTCTTCCACCTGTATGATATTGCCCTGTAAGGTCATTTCGTTAAACTGAATATAGAACACGAAAAGTACATCTTTCGGGGTATATTTTACAGGTAAATGCGGATATACAGCTAGTTCCCATTTACCGCCTGTAATCATCTGCAAATTTTGATTATCGAAACAGAAATATTTGTTACTCGCTTTTTGCTTAACAATAGTACTACAATATTCAACGGCAACGGTAGCACCGTGTTCGCCAAATTTGTAAATGTCAATAGTTCCCTGTTCCATCACCCTTACCTGTTTCAGTCCCATTTCTGTAAAATAAGGGCAAAACTGATTAACGGTGTTACCGAGCATAAACACTTTAACATCGTTTCGCTGTCTGATAATAGTACTCAACAAGTTCATATATAACATAAACTCATCGGGTAAATAATAACGTCTTGTTAAGAACTCATCGAAAACAATAGTAGTTATATTCGGGTAACTGCTAGATTTTTCGTGTTCCTGTTCTGACAGACAGAAACCGAAACAAAACGGTACGTTATCGGGTACACGTTTCTTTGTTTCGGGGTCATAGCTTGAAAGAAACCATTTTCCCGAAACATAAAACACCTCATTAAACTTACCGTCTGTAAGGTCTTCGATAACACCGTTTGAAACGTGGTTTGCAAACAAACTTTCTGCACGTTTGCCCCTTAAATCTTCACGCCATCTTCTGATATATGCCATCTGTTTACCTGTGCGCAAATATTCTTTGATACCGTACAATAATGTAGCATAAGTTTTGCCGTTTGAACGTTCACCAAAGATAACGTTATAATCTGCGTTCTTTGCTAAAATTCTAGACAAAGAATAAAATTTAGGTGTTTCCACCTTTTCTTTCTTCTGTTTCATATTATTCTTTCTTTAATCTGATTCCCATTAAATAATTAATATACATAACAGACAGGCTTAAAGTGTACCCTGTAGGTTCTAAGTGTACCCCTGTCTTTGTGTCATAAGTTGAAACCGTCCCCAAATAATCGGTAATAGTTCCACTTTGCTCATAGTCCACATAGGTATGAATATTCTTACCTGTTGCAGACGGTGGAATGTCTAGATAGTTTGTGAAAGCGTCAAAGATTCCGTCTTCCCCGAATGTTTCTAACATATAAGGAATAGCAGATTTCTTGTTAACACCCGATACCGTCAAACTGTAATCGTAATCTTTACCGTTTACCGTTAACGCTCCTTTTTCCTGTACCATATATCTTTTAGCACCCAAAGTCTTAAAGCGTCTGTATTGCCCCTCATAGTCCCAAACACCCAAAGGTTTTGCGATTCCCTTAATCGTTACAGGTTCAACCTTTTCAAACGGTATTTTATGAAACTTACAGGCTTCACGCAATTTCTGTTGTGCCAAATCGTTATATGCTTTGAAATACTCTTTGTGAGCATCACCATTTTTTATTTTTACGCTGTCTGTGTCTGAGTATATGTAATCATCGCCGCATTCTGCTATACCTGTAAACAGGTTTCTTCGTGCATAAGCTGTTACATAAATTCCCCACGGATAGAAAAGAAAACGGTTTTTACTGTCATTATATTTATTCAACACTTCCAAACGTTTTTCGCCTGTCAAGTGTTCAACGTCCCACGTTTCGCCATCACATACAATTTCGTCACGCAAAGGGTTTGTAACACTCATACCGTAACAGCTATTTAGCATTTCTTTGCTGTTGAGATATTCCACTTCCTTACCTTTCACACCTTTCAGTTTCGTTTTCATTTCATACAGGTGCAAAATAGATTTTATAAACTCTGTAGGCAAATATTCTTTGCGGTAACAAATCATTTTGCCGATTCTCACAGATTCCCACATATAGAACTGAGAAAACACCCTGTAATCTATTTCCGTAATAGTCATACAGATTTTACTAGCGCAAACCAAACGACCGTTATTTTCTGCAACATTTTCTTTTACGAAACACTTACTAACAGATATTGGATTTTCGTTATCTGATTTAGCAAAGATGTTTGTAAATTCCACATCGAACACGCAACAATATTTTGAAGTCATAAACTCAAATTGTTTCATAGACTTTACAGGAACGAAAACCCCTGTACTCATCGGAAATTTCTCACTTACCATAACATAGGGGTAACTGCTAGTAAAATCGTAACTGTCAACGTTTTCTATTACCTCATCTGTATATTTTGCGTTTGCGTGCGTGAAACCACCCGAAAAAGCTCTCTGTAACATTTCAAATTCTTCGATACCTGTTATATTCAAGTTATGGATTTTATCCAAATACTTAAAGTTTTGAACTGTTTTACCTGTTTCGGGGTCTGTTGTCTTGAAACAAACAGAACGACAATATTTCCGAACAAACCCTGTCTTTGTTATCGGTAAATGAGTGATATTTTTATATTGTTCTATTAGTTCCTGTATATAGCACATAACTACTTTAATATCATTCAGACAGTAACCGATTTCTTTTTGCGTTAATGGTGTTTTACTGTGACGTAACAGGCTGTAATCTAAATCACCCACCAACTTTTCACATTTATATTTGTGTAATTGTTCGCCCAACTTTGCAAGTGAATAACCCGATAACAAATAACTGCATCTAAACTCTATTCCGTTTTCCGTGATTCCGTAAATAGGTTTTCTGAGGTCTATTGAAAAAACCTTTTGCCACGTCAATAACTCTCTGAAAAATTGGAACTCATAAGCTAAATTGTGAACGTATATAATAGTACGTCTTTTCTCAGACAGGTTTAAAACGTCTGATATTGTATCTAGCATAGTTATAAATTCTTCCCACGTGCGCCCGATAATGCAGTAACCGTTTATGCCAAATTGCCAAACGTACATCAAAGAACATTTTTCCATTTTTGTTTGCTTACCGCCTAACTTTATGTAACGGTCATAGGTATATGTTTCACCGTCAGCGTCACGGTAAAAAGATGTAGTTTCTATATCGAAAGACACAGGAACGTTTAAGAACTTTTCGCCCTTATTGTTTCCTGTAAAATTCTTTTCGTTCACAGCCAAAGACAAAACTTTCTGTATGTCCTTTGGTGTGAACGTTTCTGTGTGTAGTGCAAAAGGGATTTTTTTCATTATAAACCAAATTTTTTAAATTCGTCTAATATACGCTTTAACGGCTCATCTGTGCCATAAGAATCAACGTCATTTATGAATGCTTCTGCGTTCGGGTCATTTCCTATTTGCTCTAAGGCATCATCTAAGGCATTTTCAATCTTTACCGCATCATCTTCGATTTGGCCTGAAACGTCTTTGGATTCTTGTTCAAGTTCACCTGTAAAGTCTTTATATTGCATTAAATACTGTTCCAAAAAACGCTCATCTGAAACGCTAGCAATTTTACCCATTAACTTGTTTTGCATAAGGGTAAAACTTTTATCGTCCAAATCATAGGCTTTTTTCAAGTGTTCTGCGTATTCTTTCGTACCTGTTGCAGTAGATGTCGGCTGTCGTAAAAAAGAAACCGCTTTTGCATATTCTATCTTTAAATCTTCCCAACTGTGACGCATAGAGAATTTAGCGAAACCTTTTATATCACCTTTGTTAAGGGCAACAACAGCAGGCGAAACTATACCCGATTTTTCCACGTTCTGAATACGTCTGTTAGCCTGTTGAAATACACGTGCAATCTCTTTTCGCAAATAGCCACGTGATTCAACAGCCGTTAATATCTGCTTATCTAATTGCACTTTACTAGTAAGTGCAAACGTCTTGTTTGTAAAACCTATAGGATTCTGTTTTGCCATTTTAAGAAAGATTTAAATTAAACAAAGACAGGGACGAACAAATTTAATTCGCCCGCCCCTGTGAAACCAAACCTATCACACTAACAACTACTTATCCACGAATGTGATACCATAGCACTTTTTTGCGTGTGATTCATATTCGTAAATATTATAACCAACTTTATTCGCTTTAATAGCGTCAACTGCATCACTATCTGCGAGAATCTCACGAATCGTGTCACCTGTGAACTGTGGTAAGTTTACCAAACGCTTATTCTCAGCGTCAATGATTACAGGCGAATCGCCCAACTGTGATTTATGAACGTACAAACCGTTAATCGGGTGCACCACATCACCGCCACCGTCTTTCTCGCTGTTGTAGATGTCTGTTAACTTAACGAATGGAAAATCTGTCGTATCAATACCGAAACTTGTCTTATTGAACTTACTTGCAAAACTAAAACCTTTAGCCATAACTTTATAAATTATTTAACGTTAAACTTCGTGTTACCTGTTACTGTTCACGGTCATCGTCACCTGTGTAACTACCTACCTCAGTATTACCGTTTGCAGACGCAAACTCATTCAACCATTTCTTAAAGCGGTTCAACTTAATAACCGCCTTATCGTCTTTAGCAACTTCGTTACTTGTCATAAGTGCATTAACTGATGTAATACAGTTGAAAATAATTTCATCAAAATTTCTATTCATAATTACCTAATTTAAAATGTTAAACTTATATTGTTTCTAAAACTGCTGCAAAGATACAGCTTTTTTCTATATCCACCAAATTTTTTCTGTTAAGAAATCTTAAAGAATAAAATTAATATCTGTTAACACTTCGTTCCACGTGAAACATTAATAACAGGTTGTTCCACGTGAAACAATAACAGGACAGCAAAAAGTTAACAAAATTAGTAAAATTTAACTGTGTTAAATAATCGTAATTGTGGCACACAGCAAAAAGCGTGCCAAAGTGTGTTAGCAAGTGTTAAAAACCTGTTGGGAAATGTTAAAATGGGGTGCCTTGTGTACCTTT